TATTGTCATTCGGTCAAAAATAAATGGAAGCCTTTCCGCCTAATATAAATAGCTAAGTTTTCGCACAATAAACCTCATATTTATGAGGTTTATTGTTATGGGCTGGAAAGATGATTTACAGGATGCAAGTTTTCGTGGTGTACCGTTTGAGTGTACAACAACCACTGAAAATGGCTCAAAAAGTCTAGCCGTTAAACAAGCGCCTTACTCAAATAAAGCTAATGTTGAAGATATGGGCAATGCCCCTTTAAGAATAAGCATAGATGCAGTATTTTCGGGTGAAAATTATAAAATTGAAATGGATGCACTCTGGGCTGCCTTGGTCGCTACAGGATCAGGTGAGCTGATTCATCCAGTTCATGGCGTGATGCAGGTCAATGCCGAAAATTACAACATTGTTCATAAAGCTGAAGACGTAAATGCCTGCACCATAGCAATTGAGTTTATTCAGGCTGAAGACAAAGAACGTCCTTTATTTATTCCTGTTGCAACACCTACGACTATTGATTCAGATGAGATTACAGCCACTCCAGCAGCAGCTTTAGATTCAACCTTACAACAACTAGAAAAGGCTGATCCTAATCAGTTTTTCACGATTGTGAATAACATCCGAAACGGTGTAAATGCAGCACGCCAGTATCTCGGTACTGTAAAAAATACAATTGAAACTGCCTTGTCGCCTGCGGACATGATTGTTGGCTTAGTTGATGATGTCACTCAACTCGCAACATTTGATTCCAATATTTCTGCCATATCTAAATGGCGTGATCTTTTTAATCGAGTACAACGTTTTGAAAAGCTATTTCAAGACGATGATATTGCTGAAGTAAAACAAACATGGCGAGCAACACAAATTGCAAGCCAAGTTTCAATTACTCAAAAAGTGGTTGCTTCAGTTCGCCAAGAAATGGCTGAAAACAAACAAGTGAGTTTTACACCTGTCGATCTTGCTGTGATCCGTCAACAAAACCGCACCCAACTTCAACAAGCGATTAGGACTGAGCGTGAACAAGCTGCATCAGATATTGCTTTTGAAGCGGTCAATCAAGTTCAGGTGTACAAGCACGTTGCAGATCAAATTCATGTACAGATTCAGGAACTCATTGAGTTACGTCCACCAATCACCAAGACTCACATTTTAGTGCCTTGCACGTTGCATTACCTTGCACATTCTCTTTATGGCGATATGGAGCGTGCTGAAGAAATTCGTCGTTTAAATCCTGATTTACTCAATCCAGCAGTACTTCAGATCGGCATGGAGTTGACCGTCTATGCAAGATAATTCAGGCAACGAAATTCGTCTAGTGATTGGTGATGTTGAAATTAGCGGTTGGGACAATGTCACTGCTGATAGTCAGATCGATACGCCAGCGGATAATTGGAATCTAAGCCTATTTCGTCAAGATGGTCAGCCGCTACCTGATAGCGTTCAAGGTGCTGCCAAAATTCAGTTGTTCTATAACAATGAAGTGATTCTTACCTCTATCGCTGACAATGTAGAAGAAGCTGTCAGCCGTGACGGTTATGGTTTGCAGATTTCAGGTCGTGACTTGGCTGGTCAGTTGATCGATTGCTCAGTACCTATTTTTAATGGTCGTCAGATTACGCTTGAAGAGTTATTAGAACGATTTGTGTTGGGTGGTGATCTCTCTTCAGTCATTCATGACATACGGATTCAGAATAATAGTTGGCTGAAGAATAAAGTCTCTGTTGAGCCAAGCGAGTCATTATGGGATGCGATTGCTAAAGCAGCTCAAGTCACTGGTCAGCACGTTTGGCTTGAACCTGATGGCTCACTCAGTATTGGTGATCCATTTGCATATCCATATCAAGTTCAAGAAACGCTGCGTTTGATCAAGCCGCTTGATAATTCAAACAATGTGCTTGATTTGCAATACACAAATGACGTTTCAGGTGTCTTCAGTCAAATCAAAGTAATGAGTCAAGATGCAGATGCTCAATCTATTTTATCTGAAGCTACAGCTCAAACGCAGTACAGCTTTAATCGCTTAAAAATCGTAACGCTTGGTGATGTCGAGACCAAAGCTGAAGCAGACGCAGCGCTCGATAAAATTATTAAAGACAACAATCTAGCAGCCTATGGTCTGACAGCGACAGTTGATGGCTGGACGATTGATAACAAGCTGTGGCGTGCTGGTTTCTATGTCAATGTTGAAACTAATGCTTTAAGCCGTGCAACTGGTAAATGGGCGGTTTTAGGGCGCACGTTCTTCTTATCACGCGATAAAGGTAAAACCACAAAACTGAATCTAAAACGTCAAGGTGATTGGGCACAGCCTCTTATTTATAAAGAGCAACAACCCATCAAAAAGAAAAGTAAAAAAGCTAAGGGAGCACAGCAATGATCAAATCCCTTGGTGCTCGCATTAAAAAAGCTGGTTCACAAATCCGTCAAACATTTTTGGGAATTGTTGCCCGTGGCGGTTCAAAAGTATTGCAGCTCAAAGGTTTTACAGATGAAACGCTGCAAGAAATCGAGCTTATTCAGCAAGTCGGCTTGAGCACATATATTCCTGAAGGTGCAAAAGTTGTGGTTATTCCGCTTCAGGGAAAAACATCTAAATCAGTCGTGATCGCAACCACAGGCGGTGCTGTTGTTGTCAACGTTGCTGAAGGCGAAACCTGTGTTTATGACCAGTTTGGACATCAAGTACTGCTACATAAAGACGGCATAAAAATGCTTGGCGATGTGGAAATCATCGGCGAATTAAAGGTTTCAGAAGATATTAAGTCAGAAAAAGAAATCTCTGACAAAACAAGTTCAATGCAAGCAATGCGTGATGCATATAACCCTCATACACACGGCAGCAGTCCACCGCCATCGACTCAAATGGAGTAAATCATGGGAACTATTAATTTAGAGACTAAAGACTATGTTCTTACAAGTTTAGATGCTGCATTTAATGATGATGTTGTACAGGTCGTTTGTCAGCGACTTAATATCCATCGTGGACGTTATTGGGCTGATCCAAATTTAGGTAGCCGTTTTTATACATTAAAACGCTCAAAAGATGTGCCTCGTATGCTTCAAATTGTGAAGCAGTATGCTGAAGAAGCTTTGACTGATTTAGTGCCTAATCGTCTGCAAGACCTTGTTGTTTCGGCGACTCAAACGATTAAAAGTCGGATTGATTTAAAAATTGAAATAACACGGTTGACTGGTGAAAAGCAGACGATTCCTTATTTTGTGGCTGTAGGAGGTTGAAGTGGCTTATCCAGTAAAAACATTTGCTCAAATTACGAATTTAATCACTCAAGAAATTCGCAATGAAACGGGTTTGAGTGTGCCATTTGACTCAGATGCTGGTATTCGCGCAGATGGTACTGCTTCAGTGGTTGAAGGTTTATATCATCATCAAACTTACATTCAGAAGCAGCTTTTCGTGGCGACAGCTGATGAGCCATTTCTTTATATACATGCTGATGAGCTTGGTCGTCCTCGTTTGGGTGGAACGCAGGCTTCAGGTACGGTTTCCGCTGTCTCCAATATTGCTTTAACTATCGTTGCTGGCAGCAAGCTTACAGATGGTAAATCACATTACTGGACTGTTGTGAGTGACACTGAACTATTAGCAAATACAGCAACGTCGATAGATGTTGTTGCAGATCGGATTGGTGCAAGTTGGAATTTTACAGGTACGTTGCTCTGGATTAGTCCTCCAGCTGGGCTGAGTGGAACTGCTACTGAAGCATCTATAGGCGGTGGTACGGATGAAGAAGAGTTGGAGGATTGGCGTGCTCGTCTGCTTCAACAAAAGCAACTTGGTTTATCGCGTGACCGTGCTGAAGATTTAGAGGCTGTTATAAAAACGGTAGCTAATGTAAAGCACGTCTATGTTTATCCTAAGCGTCGTGGACTTGGCTCACTCGATGTTGCAATCACTGCTGTTGGAAATCCTCCAACATTACCAAGTGAAGCACTCATTACTTCGGCTCAACTAGTACTTGATACATATGCTGGCTTTTGGGCTGATTGCGTTGTTTATTCACCTACTGAGCAGCTTGTACCAGTCTCAGCCGTTATCACAGGTACAGCCGATTTAGATGCCGTAAGACAAGTTATACGGGATTACTTTGCTGAGTTAGAGCCAGTGCAAATCTATCAAGCCGCTATTTTGACTTCTCGTATAGTGGCAATTGCTGGTGTGACTGATGTGGTTCTAAGTCCATCTTCAAACATCGTGCCTACAGTTGATCCATTTCATACGAAATGGCTGCGACTCGGTACTTTGACAGTGAGTGCTGCATGATGACTTTAGAAGAAACAACAAAACTTTATGAGATGGTGCTTCGCCAATTATTGCCAATTGGTGGCTATGACCGTGCGCCAAATACCAATATTTCTGATGACATTTATGCACATGCCAAAGCACTTGCTCAATGTGACCTTGATGCTAAACGCTTGTTAAATGTATTAGGTTCTATTCCGCCTGAGCTGCTTGAAGAGTATGAGCGTGAATATGGTTTACCGCTTAAATGCCAGACCAACGTCGCTCAAACTTTTGAGGAACGATTAGAGGTCGTGAACTGGATCAGAAATACTCGAAACGTTCTGAATACTGAATATTTTGAACAGCTTTTATCAATTTTTAACGTGAATTTAGTCGAGCTGGTCAAGTATAGACCGATGCAATGTACAGCACCGTGCAACTCACCAGTGAATACTGACCAGTTGCGCTACAAAGTCAAACTGAAGCTACAAAGCCCCGTCGATGCTGATATTGACTGCATTATTAAAAACTACTTACCAGCCTATCTACGCTATGACATTGAGGTGATCTAATGGAACGAATTGATACTATAAATGCTAGACCTGATGTTAATGGTGTAGGCAAAAAAGGCTTTCATGATAATGCTGATTTATCAGGTCAAGATGCTACTTATATCAGCCCTGAATGGTGCAACCATGTTCAGGAAGAAATTGCCAATGTCATCGAAGGATTTGGTGAGGCTTTAAATCCTGCACAAAAAAATCAAGTTTATATGGTTGTTAAGGGTATTAATGACCGTACTACAGCTATTGAAAACTTCATTGAAAATATCGTCGATTACTTTTATCCAGTTGGTGTAATTATTGATTTTGGTATTCCTGACTTTAATCCTAACGTTAAATACGTTGGCACAACATGGGTGCGACATGGTGAAGGTCAAGCTTCAGTAGGTTTATCGACTCAAGAGTCTGATCCAGCTTGGACTAAAACCGTGGGTAATGAGTTTGGTGAATATGAACATCAATTATCAATATCTGAAATGCCAACGCATAAACATGCGATCCGTTTGGCGCATGAATCTGGCGGAACTCAAGACACCAATGGATTTCCAAATGTTAATGCAACTCAATGGTTAACACATGCAGAAAATGAACCTGATCTGAGTGAATGTTTAAATGATGGAACTGGTAACCCACTAGGTTCTGTTGGTGGTAATCAGGCACACAATAACGTACAGCCTTCGGTTGTTGATGCACGATGGAGACGTACAGCATGAATAAAACGATTAAAACAGGTAATCCATTTTCTACGCTATTCATTATGCGTGAATCAAAAAGTCGAGAAGCAATTGAGATTCCAAATGATATGCAGATTTCATCTAAAATTGTGAATGCTTCAGGTCAAGAAATTGCAGTATGTGAGGTCACTGTATGTGATCAAACTGAAATGAAAGGTGGATTTATTTTATATGTTGATAAATCGATAACTACAAACTGGAAAGCAGGCACAGCACTAGGTGATATAAAAATTAATGGAAAAAACTCAGGTAATTATTCATTCACCATTGAAAAGAGTATTACTTAATGATCGATATTGTTTTGGAAATGCACTGGTCAAACAATCCTATTCCATTGGATCAACTTAAATCTGATCCTGATTTTATTTTAGATATTCCGCTAGGCTTGTTCACCTCACTTGAGTCACCAGTTAAATCTGTAAATGGCATAACAGGTGATGTGATTTTAAATGCTGATGACGTTGGAGCTGATCAAG